GGGAGCAGCAATGCTCCCATTTTGTTCTATATTACATAGGTAATCAAACAACAGACCCATGCTCTGGCAAGACCGCAACGGCACCTGGCACTCTACTCAATCTCCCATCGATGCTAAAATCGAGCAATCAATGATTGCTGCCAATGCTGAAAAAGTGTGGACCGAACGTGAATTGTCTGGTGATGCACTGTTTGACGAACTCTTTGGCGGTTGATTCCACTTTCCTTCAACAATTCTCATGACTGACGTTCTGACCTACGCCCAATCGCTCTGTGAGGCGCTTGATTGTGATTATCGCATGTTCACTGTGAAATCGCATCGCAATTCTATTAACAAAAGTGTTGATGATTGGTCTGTTTCTTATCATCAAAAGTGCCTGGATCAGATTCGTAATGATACTTATGATTATGGCAAAAGATTCTATATTGTAGAGAGTCGTAAGTATCTGCGTATTGAAGAAGAAACTGGTGTCAATCATGACAATAGTGTAAAACAAAAGAGTATTCATTGTTTCATCGACAAGAAGACTGGTGAAGTATATAAGTCTGCATCTTGGAAGTCTCCTGCTAAAGGTGTACGTTTCGACCTGCGTAATATCAAGCAACGTGAGTGGTTGTTTGCACATGCAGACTGGGCTGGTGGTTACCTCTACAATCGTTAATATATGAAATACTATCTCTTCTTCACTGTTCTCTTTGGTTTGATATTGGGGTGGCAAGCATTCCTTGTCACCAGGGATAATAAAATGTTTGATGGTTACAAGAACCGTCAAGAACAAATCTGCCGAGAGATAAAATCCTTTCACCCCGATTGTCACGTCGAATAAAACCTAACATGAATGAAGTTAAACTTACTAAAAACGAACTAAATGTTCTAATGTTCTCTTTAAACAATCTTGGATTGATTGATGAAGAGGATTTTATAAAACAAGGAGTTTCTGTTTCTGGATTGTACAATAAAATCTATGCTGCATGGGAGCAACCAAATGATTAAGATTCAGTTTCATGTTGCTCCACAAGGTTATCATTATGAACGAACAGAACTTAAGAAAAATGTTCATGCAATTTGGATTGTCAACGATAATCACTTTGATTATTGTGGTCGGAGTGGTATCCAGTCCATTTGGGGATTCTACAACTCCAAAACAAAACAATTTCATGAACCAGTTAATAGTTCAAAAGTTGGAAGCGTAGTTTCATTAAATAAAACTACACCGTTCAGTGCTATGCAACTGTGCCAGGCACCAAGCTGGCACACAGTCTGATCCACTGGACCGAATCCAGTGTATATTAGCCATGTTGAGAGGAATCACCCCAATGTCTACCATCATCGACAATAACAACGGAATCACTTACGAACGCAATTTCAAAGAACTTGTGTGGTATCAAGAGTGGATCTTCAAGAATGGTCAGTACATTGGTGAGATCTTCACTGATATTGAAGAAGGTGGTTTTAATCTTCGCAAGGTCAAAGAGATTCATATTGCTTCTGGTGGTGTGACTGAGATCACCGAAACCATTGCACACTTTGAGACTGTTTGTGATGCAAAATCTTTTGTAAATCAGGCAGGTGGACTATGACTCCAAACTGGCAACACAACTCTGGTAAAGATAAGAAAACCAAAGGTATGTGTAAGGGTAAAATTAAATCCCGAAAACAATCACTTCAATCTCTCAAGTTGCAACTTAACGTAAAATGATTACACCTCTCTTAATTAAAAATCTATTGTATGAAGAACTAGTTCTCTTACAAAACATCATGTATTATGTAGAAAATTGCACTGAGTTCACTGCTGATCTAGATTCAGAAAACAAAACTATTTTTAAAGATCTTTACGAAAAGGTAATGAAGTCATGATTGAGAACAATTACAACTACACGAATGAACAGTATCGTTTGATGTACAATGCTGTTCGCAGGTATCAGTACGAAAAAACTGCTCTGGAAAGTTCAGAGTATTGGAATTGTGCTGAAATACTTGACAGTTTATTTGATCTGGTCTACACTCAACAACAAGAGGTTCCAACGTAATGAAAAACTTTGAGGTCCTGATTCAAAAGAATGGTAGGATCGAATGGTTACCTGTTTCTGGTTGCATTAATCACAATGAGGCATGTGCTCAGGGTGAACAAATGTATTCTGGAAAAGTAATTCAAACTCGATTTCTTGGATTTGATAATGATACCAGTACCTCAAAATCCTCTGGTTCCGATGGATATTGGCAAAGTGGATTTGCTCTTGTTGTAATTGCATTGGGTGGTCTAATCATTATTTCATTGTGGCCACTATTTTTAGTTGGAGGACTTGCTTACCTTGGATACAAATGGTACAAAAAATTATGATTGAAACTGGTCAAATTCGCAAGAAGTTTCAAAGACTTTTTGTAGATATGGAAAGAAATGTTGAAGAGATTATCGAACTTCAACTAGATTGTATAGAATGTAGAATGAGTGTCTTAGAAAAAGAAGGTAGAGACCGTGATCTAGTTGCTCTTGGGCAAGAATATTTTGAGTGGGTAGATGCTAAAGATGGTGATAGTTACGGATTTCTATTCATTAACAAAATTTCAAAAAAAGATTTCACTGATCAGTGATCCTTATGAGAAACCCCTTGACTCAGCAGGGGTTTTCGCGTATATTGGCCATATTGAAACACACTCGTTATGCAATTTCGTCTTTTTCAACAACGCATTTTTGACAAAATGCTGTCTTTTGACAATGGACGTGTTCTTGTACCTACTGGTGGTGGTAAAACCTATATCATGATTCGTCACTCTATGGTGATGATTGAGAAGGGTGCAAAGACTATTGTTGTAGTTGCTCCTCGTATTCTTCTCGCAAATCAATTGTGTGCAGAGTTTACTGAGTTCATCACTGATGCAGAAATTCTGCATGTTCACAGTGGTGAAACTCATTACGAAAGTACCACTAATCACGAACAGATTGCTGTTCATACTGGTATGTGTCTTGTTGCAGATCGTCCTCAACTAATCTTCACCACGTACAACTCTCTGAACAAGGTTGTTGCATCTGGTATTGACATTGATGTGATGTATTGTGATGAGGCCCACAACTCTACTCGTAAGGATTTCTTCAAGTCTGTTGCTGCTGCATCTCTGATTGCAGATCGTAAGTATTTCTTTACTGCAACTCCGAAGAACTCTAAGAATCCTCATGGTCCTGGTATGAACAATATCATGGTCTATGGTCCTGTGATTGAGAAAGTTCCTGCACAAGAACTTGTAGAGGCCGGTTGTATTCTTCCTCCGACTGTGATCGCACACGAGACACATTCTGTTCGTAATAAGGATACTGCCGCTATTGTGGACAGTGAGACTGTACTCAATATTCTTGATACTTTGGACGAAACTAATGCGTCTAAAGTTCTCGTTGCTGCACCCTCCACTAAGATTCTGTGGAACATGCTTTCGCAGTCTGATGTCATCAACGATCTCGAAGATCGTGGTTATGACATTCTCCACATTACTTCCAAACATGGTGCATATGTGAACCGTACCAAAGTTAATCGTGAGATATTCTTTGACATTCTCACTAACTGGGGTAAAGATCCTAACCGTAAGTTTGTTCTGTTCCACTACAGTATTCTTTCGGAAGGTATCAACGTCCCTGGTCTGACTCACTGCATTCTTCTTCGTAATCTCCCGATGATTGAGATGGCACAAACTATCGGTCGTGTCATTCGTCTGCATCACGAAGATGCAAAGGATATTGCGTCTGGTAAGATCCCTGCAGGTGCATGTCAATTCTATCGCAAACCAACTGGTTTCGTAACTGTTCCTGTTCACCAAAATCATGGTAAAGCGATTCAACAACGTCTGCAACGTGTTGTAGATGCAATCTTCATCAAAGGTCAACCCGTAGAATCCTATGTCTGATTTCAACTTTAATTTGTCCAATCAAGTACAACAAAAAGCAGATCTTAAGTCTGCTTTTATCAGTTCACTCTCTGCTGTAGTATATTCTCCATTGTTTAGTGCTACAGAGATCAATGATCTGTACCATAAGACTCTGAAAGATCTACAGCAAGAATTACAAAAAAAGTCCAACAAATGTGGAGAGATTCTCTCCTCGGTGGATCTGGATTCCAGTGCTGGAGGTATTACCTTCCTGCAGGAATCTGACTTTCCACAATCATATCGCACAGATGATCTCATCAACCTGAGTTAACTGTGACACCTGGGGAACTGGTCAAAACCACTTGACAGTTTCCCTTTTTTGTTCTATATTAGCTTTGTGATCGAGAGAGATCACAGTTCAATCCATGGTTGGTGTTGTGACTTTCGTTCTTCACTGGTCATTGGAATATACAATCGCAAACAAACTATGCCAATCACAAAAAAAGACATTGCACTCCCGCCAAGTTTCTATGAGGCGTATGTGTATGAATATACCAACCTTAATAACAACAAAAAATATATTGGTTATCACAAAGGTTCTGTAGATGATTCATACAATCACTCTGCAACTTGCGATGAGTTTCGACGAGAATTTACAAATCCAAATTCTTCTTTTGAGTATCGAGTAATTGATTACGGATACAAAGAAGAAATGGCACAACTTGAGTACAATCTCCTTTCTAAAATGAACGCTGCAAAAAATCCTCAGTTCTACAACAAGAGTAACGGATTCCGTCAATACAAGTCTGTAGATGTAGACAAGTGTATTCAATTTGTAGAAAGTCTGAAAGATAAGAAGTTGTATCCTCGTGTGATGGAGCTTATTAGGGAACATGTAAAAATGAATACTCTTCAAGTTCGATTCCAACACGATCCCGATCTTCAAAAACTCATTAAACAAAAAATTGATGATAATAATGGTATCACTACTAAGTGTAATCCAGTCATCGTAATGGAAGGACGTGGTGCAGATAATTCTGACCTTCGTGTGGATGGAAATCACACAGTATTTGGTGCAAGTATGTCGGCAAATGCAACTGAGATTCCTGTAGTTCGAATCCCATATGATGAGAACAAAGACTTCTCTTTCGCAGAACTTCGCATCATCGCCAATCTCCTAAATGGTCGTCCTGATGTAGTTAAGAAGTTTGTTCAACCTTCTGATGGTATCAAACTGATTCTTGACTTTCACAAAGAGGGTATTCCATATGGTGCTCCAGAGAATATCAAAGCTCTGCTGGCAATGGGTTTCACTGGTGCTAAATCCAGAGGTGAAATCAAAACCATCCTTGATAAAGCAAAGAAACAGATTGATCTAAATGATGGTGTTCTCGCAGGTAAAAACTTCATTGATTACAAGTCCAAATCTCATCGTGGTGTAATGCAAAATGTTGTAGATCAGTATCAAGGATTGGAGGGAGTTTGTTCAATCTCTATGACTTCTGGTAAGTTGAGTATTGAACGTATCCTTGAAGCACTTGAAGCTGGACTTATCACTGGGAACACAAAGTGTATGGTCGTTGTTCACCACCCATCTCCTGAACAAGGTAAACTTTGGAAGGAAGACATCCAACCAAAGTGGATGCGAATCATCCGTCATTTTATCACTAATTGTGAAATTGAGTTCACTGAACTTCCCATGTGGGACACCGACACCACTGGTTCTCAGACCGAGACCGCTTGAGATCCCAGCCCACCACTAGAGGCGAAACGCAAAAAACCTGCGATTTCACCCCTAGTGGGTTCTAGGTCGTCCACCGTACTCCCGCTGCAGGAAAATGCTAAAGTATAACGAACCAGTTCTCCAACTGGCACAAGTCACTTGACTTCTTCTCAGAAATCCTCTAGTATGTCTTCATCAACAACGGATCTCATGGATTCAAATCTCTCAAAAATCAAACCTAAACTTCGCACACAAGGTCGTGTGTCTGGTAACTTTGGTAAGAACAAAGTTCGTGCAGGCTCTATTCTGAGTGAAATAGGCATGACTAAATATGATGTCGGTCGTCTTGCAACTAAGGATGAGTATCTAAATCGTATGTTCACTGCATTTGATACCACCGAAAATCCTAAACTTAAAGAGTTTTGTTTCCAGGAAATTCGTAATATTTTAATACAAAAAGGAGTATGGTGATGAAACCTAAAATGTATCACATCCTCAGCCTTGCGGTAGAGCAAGGTGTACGTGATGGATGGCATCGTGCTCATAAACATACTGATAACCCACATGAAGATGCTGTCAAAGAATATATTGAAGACGCTGTAATGTCTGCTCTTCACGATTATTTTGTATTTGATGAGGATGAATACCAATGAATAACACTATGTATTTTGATGATATGGAACTGATGCAACTTCAGTTCTGTATGGAACAAACAAAAAAACAAATGTCGATGGGTGGAGAAATCCGTCGCCACGCTTCTATTACACAAAAGATTGAAGAAGAAATGGAGCGTCGTAAGCAAGAAACTGGTGCTTATACTAGAGAAGGCTTGCTTCGTCGCCTAGAAGAAGAAATAGAACGTCTTGCAAATGATTACCAATGAAACTAATTCAATTTGGTGTTCGTGATGATTACGGCAAAGAGTACTATATGACTCTTCTTACAACAAAACGTTATTCACTTCTTCAAGTTGCATTTGATATTGGAGAGTACGATAAATGGATTGATTGGCCTTATTTGCAAATCTCTATGGGATATGGTAGACTACTATCAGTTCTATTCTCTGTCGGCAAACTAGGATTTAGCTTTGACCTCGTTGGTCGTAACTGGCGAGATGAACTATTCTATGTACAACCAGAACAATCATAATCGTAAATCTTACTTATTGAAATATTTTGATTAGAAAACATAATTACCTAGGTAACATAAATAATGACTAATTCTTGGTCCTTTTTATTTGAGGAACTTTACGAGGGAAATCTTATGTCCGAACATCCAGATAGTATTCAATTAGATAGCACTGCAAAGTTATTTGAATACGAAAAGATGGCGAGAAGTGTAGATCAATGTGAGAATGTAGATGAACTAAAAATGACACTTAAAACGGTATTAAAATTATTCATGAAATATCAAGAGACCACTGCTAAAACGATTACAATGCCTATGCCACGATGAAACTATTGTCACCAACATCTCTTCGTATTATCGGTAGTATACTACTGGTAGTCGGATATTTTATTTTGTTGTATGTTGATATTAAAACTGGTTGTTGGTTTCGTTTACTTGGTGATCTTGCTATGATGCCATTTGCTATTCAAATTAAAACTTGGGATATTGTGGTTCTCCAATCATTCTTTGGTGCTATTGATGCAGCTAAAATTATTCAATTATCAGTATGAAAGAGTTTGATTATGCCTTGGACTATAAAGTTCTGGACTTCACATGTGAGGAGAATCGCCACCTTTATCGCATTGGAAGGGGTGAACAAGGAGTTCTATTGGTTCGCCCTTATACAAACGATATTTGTGCTCACTGGAGATTTGTAAATGAAGAAACGGCTCGTCATTCTGCTGATACAATTTACGCCATGTTTTGTGATTATAAACGGAGGAAAGATTTCATTGGTATGGACATGGCGAGGAAATTCTTGGAAATGGGTTTTACAAGAGCACGACGCTACGCCA